TATTCTTATTAATGGTTCGGAGGAAGGTAATATAGACACATTGCGTGGCAAGATAAAGCAGTTTGCTTCTTCCGTATCTCTACAGGGAGGCTATAAGGTTGTCATCCTTGATGAGGCCGACTATCTTAATCCCCAGTCTACACAACCGGCTCTTCGTGGATTTATTGAAGAGTTTGCGAACAACTGTCGCTTTATCTTAACCTGTAACTTTAAGAACCGTATCATTGAACCACTCCACTCTCGTTGTGGTGTATATGAATTTAATACATCCAAGAAAGAAATGGCTGAGTTGGCAGCCCAATTCTTTAAGAGATTTGGATATATACTAGAACAAGAAGGTATTGCCTATGAACATAAGGTTGCCGCCGATCTAATCATGAAGCATGCTCCTGATTGGAGACGTGTTCTAAACGAAGCCCAGCGCTACTCCAATACAGGTACTAACCTTAACGTTCCCTCTTTTGATAATGGTTCTGGTAACTTTAGTAGCCTGTCCAAATGTCTAAAGGAAAAGAACTTTAAGGCTATGCGTCGATGGGTAGTAGATAATATGGATATGGATACCACTGCTATCTTTCGTGGTCTATATGATACTATGAATGAGTATGTCAAACCCAATAGTATACCGCAGCTGGTTTTGATATTGGCCGACTATCAATATAAAAATGCATTTGTGGCTGATCACGAATTAAATATGGTAGCATGTATGACCGAAATAATGTCGCAGGTAGAATTTAATTAGGATATGATATGATAGTTACACTTTACACCCAACCTCTTTGTGGATTTTGTGATCTTATGAAATCTATGTTAGATGAAGTAAATGTAAAGTATAGAGTAATTGATATCAAATCAAATTCTACAGCAAAAGACTTTATTAAGAATGAGGGTCATAAGACAGTCCCTCAGCTGTACCTAGGCGAAACACATCTCAATAAAAAGGCTGACACCCGTGATTATACTCCACAGGAGTTATATAATATAATTCTTGAGGCCAATAATAATAGTTGGCCCTGGCAGGACTCTGGAATTGAACAAGGCATATAATGAATCCCTTTAGTTATTTAAATAGTATTAACATTACCAAACAAGACATTATGGAGGATGATATTGATGAAGACGGGTATAACAGTTTTCTTATTAATCGCAGTCTTTCTTATTTTTGGGATAGTGTTGGTCTTGCTAATGTCCTAAACCGATATCATCATATAGACAAAAAACTACAATATCACTTTTTGATAAATACAATTCGTAAACGTAAAAGATTTTCGAAATGGATGAAACCAGAAACTGAGAGTGATATTGAAGTGGTAAAAGAATACTATGGATACAGTAATGAAAAGGCTAAGCAGGCCCTACCCCTTCTATCACCTGAACAAATAACTATAATAAGACAGAAGGTGAACAAAGGTGGAACAGGATAGCTTAATTCAATGGAGCCCAGTAGATATGCTGGAAGTGACTTTAAATGATCCCGAAGATTTTTTAAAGGTAAGAGAGACACTAACACGTATTGGTGTTGCATCCCGCAAGGATAAAAAATTATTTCAATCATGCCATATACTTCATAAACAGGGACGTTACTTTATTGTCCACTTTAAGGAACTGTTTATGCTTGACGGTAAGAAGGCCAATTTAGAAGAATCTGACATACAGAGACGTAATACAATTGCTACACTAATGAGTGATTGGGGTCTGGTTGAAATACAAGATACTACTAAGTCTTCTAATTGTGCGCCCCTGAGGCTCATAAAAATCTTACCCTTTAAGGATAAAGAAGAATGGGAGTTATGTCCCAAGTATAATATAGGAAATAAAAACTAATGCAATCTGAAATGGTTCAGGCAATGCAGGCACAGATCTATGGTCATCCTAATACCTATCCTAATAGTGAACATATCAAACCACCACTACTAAAAGAACGTATTAGGGTTATTGAGGCGGCCACCCGTACCGACCTTAAATTAGAACAGACCAAGCAGGTTGAAGAAAGAATGGAAGAGCTACAGGCTCTAAGAGATCAAGCTGCTGTGCGTTATGACGCTCATGGAAATAATACTCCCATTACCTACACAGAAGGTGAATTTGTGGATATTGAGGTCTAAAAATAAATAGCGGTCTTTCAATAAACGCTTGCCTTTGGTACTAAAATATGTTATAAATAATATTGTGATGCGGAATAATTCCGGTCACATTTTAAATCTTGCTTGCTCAAAAGGAGATAACAATGACAGGCTTACAAACACTATTCCCGCGGTCATCTTTTGTTGGTTTTGACCATCTGTTCAACGAATTAGAGTGGACAGCTAAACATGCTCAAGACCATTATCCCCCACATAATATTATTAAAGCTGGAGATCAAGAATATTTGATTGAATTGGCTATTGCTGGGTTTACAAAAGAAGAAATTACTGTAGAAGTTAAAGATAGAACTTTGACAGTTATGGGAGAGCACGTTTCTAAAGGAAGAGAGTTTATTCATCGTGGTATTTCTACGAAGAAGTTCAAACGAACCTTTAGGCTGTCCGAACATGTAAATGTAAACGGAGCAGACATTCAGGACGGAATTCTGGCAATTGAATTGCAGTATGTCATTCCTGAAGAAATGCGTCCTCGTAAAATCAATATTGGTCAAACGAGGAACGAAAATGACACAAGCAATACTAGCAGCCCACAGCTACTCAACGAGGGCAATTGAAACTATCATCGAAGCATTCCGAATCTTTAGAGAAGCACGCGCCACAAAGCGTATTATCAAAGAAACGGAAAAGGAATTAGGTAGACTGTCTGATTACGATTTAGCAGATATTGGTATCACACGTGGAGAGATTTACTCTATCGCACGTTCTCATGATACCATCAACAATATCAAAGCTAACAGTAATCTGAAGGGTTGGGTCTAATGACAACTTTAGTTGCAAACTATGTCTTCTCACCCTTGTCGGGTTTGTGGTCTTCATTCGATCGGTTTACGCAGACGATTGGATACTCCAGAGCGGCAGCGGAGCTCGCAAGAATGGGGCTCCACGAGGAGTCGAAGAAATGTATGATGGAAATTCAGAAACTGCATAATAAGTAGTTGCATAACTAATTGGTAGGGGCTATAATAGTCCTTACCAACCACACACAACACACAGGAGACTTAAATGTCAAATCCATATCAAATTCGCTATGATGTATTAAACATGGCAAAAGAAATCGCAGACAAACATTATGATATGCAAGTAGATCTTGCTAATAAAATGCTAGGAATGTATAAGGAAGATACTGAACAGGCCCTAGAAGCCTGGAGTAAGTATGTACCAAAAGCACTTGCACCTGAAGAGATTAAGGCCCAGGCCGAAAAACTTTATGAATTTGTAACTGATAAGAAAGAGTAATATATGGCCAATACAGTTGTTATTAAATTAAATGAAGGATCCGAATTAATCGCTGATAAAATAGATGAATCGGAAACACATATTACAGTTAAGGATGTTGGTAGGTTTATGATGGCCGGTAATAATGGCGAAGTAGCAGTAGTACCATTTAGTCCATTCACTGATCCTAAAGAAACTATTAGTCTTAGTAAGTTGGGCGTACTATGTATAATGACACCATCCCAACAAGTAAAAAATGAATATGAACGAACCTTTTCCAAAGTTATGACACCACCTGAAGGTATTATTACGGGTTCACTACTAACTTAAAAAAGGGGCCTTGCCCCTTTTTTTCTTTTATATTATAATATAAGCTTAATGTAAGTTCGGAGGCATATATGAACTTTTACACTAGCGTAAATCGTTACGGAAATAATATACTCTATCGTGGAATTGAGGATGGTAAAAAAGTTGCCAAGAAGATTCCCTACATGCCAACACTCTATGTAAACACTACACATGAGACTGGTTGGTATAACCTGCAGGGTGATCCTGTACTCCCCAAGAGTTTTGATACGATGCGCGATGCATCTAATTATATGAAGACGTATGGTGAAGTGGATGGTATGACCATCTATGGTACTACAAACTATATTACACAGTTTATTGCAGATAGATTTACTCCTGAGAAGGAATTAAAATTTGATCAGAAGCAGGTAAATATAACATATATTGATATCGAAGTGGCTTCGGATGAAGGCTTTCCATTTCCGGAATCGGCTGCACATCCTGTCACGACCATATCAATGAAAAATAATCAAACCGATACCTATTGGGTCTGGGGGCTCTATGACTATGATCCCGACAAATGTGAAATTGAAGGTGTTAATCACATACATTATAAGAAGTGTAAAGATGAAGTGGAACTTCTATTGGATTGGCTATCTTATTGGTCGGATCCTAGGTGGGCTCCAGACATTGTCACCGGCTGGAATACTAGGGGCTTTGACCTTCCTTATTTGGTTAATCGTATTAAGAACATCATCGGTGGAGATGTCTATAGAAAACTTTCTCCTTGGGGGATGGTTGAAGACAGAACAATAAACATTGCTGGTAGACCCCATCTGTTCTATGACTTTGCTGGTATTCAGCAGTTGGATTACCTTGAGTTATTCCGTAAGTTTGGTTTTCAGTATGGAGCCCAAGAGTCCTATAAACTTGATCATATAGCCCATACTGTGCTGGGTGAACGAAAGTTAGATTATGAAGAGTATGGTAATCTTAATGGTCTCTATAAACATGACTACCAAAAGTATGTAGACTATAACCTAAAGGATGTCCAGCTCATAGAACAGCTAGACATGAAGCTAAACCTTATTAACCTTGCCATGACGATGGCCTATCGAGGCGGTGTCAACTACGCAGAGACCTTTGGCACGGTTCAGATTTGGGATGCCATTATCTATCGTATTCTCTTGGCCCAGCAGATTGCTGTACCTCCTAAGAGGGTCAAGTCAAAGAAAGAATATGAAGGAGCCTATGTAAAAGAACCCCAGACTGGTATGCATGATTGGGTCGTATCGTTTGATCTTAACTCTTTGTATCCCAATATTATTGTTCAGAATAATATGTCGCCAGAGACCGTTTTACCGGGCATTGAATTTGGAGTGTCGGTCCATAATGTATTGAATGGTCATATACCAGAACTAAAAGAAGACGTTGCTATATCGGCAACAGGCCTAAGGTTTAGAAAAGATGTCGACGGTATTATACCCAGTGTCATTAAAACCTATTATGATGAACGACGAGTCGTAAAGAATAAAATGTTACAGATTCAACAGACCTATGAAAGTATGGGTGACTATGAATCTGCTAGGGCTATATCTGATCATCAAAAGCTTTTGGATTCAGATAGTTCTGGTGCCGTCATTGGAGCCAATACATCTGCGGCTGGTAATACGAAGATTGAATACCTAAAACGATTTACAAATAATAAGAGTTGGACAAAAGAACGTCAACGACTGGAAGCCCAGATTGCTGACCTTACTAATCAACAGATGGCCATTAAGATTCTTATGAACTCTTTGTATGGTGCCTATGCCAATAACTATTTTAGATATAATGATCCCCGCATTGCTGAATCGATTACGTTGACGGGTCAGCTGGCCATTCGATGGGCCGAAAAATCTATTAATGAGTATCTCAATGAAACACTAGACACTCTGGGAAAGGATTATGTAATAGCCATTGATACAGATTCTCTGTATGTTAATATGAGCGACTTGGTCAATAAGTTTGATCCTAAAAAACCTATAGACTTTCTTGACAAGATAGCTCAAGAGAAAATAGAACCCATACTAGAGAACGCGTATAACAGTCTATACAAGGT